CGTTTCTAAATATTTGCGTTCCCTTTATACCATATATACTAGCGACTACAAGGATCCATAAATTTGTAAACCAGCTCGGAAGCTGTGAAAACATGTCAAAAAAAAGTTTTACCTTGTCCATTGCAGTCGGATCGTCCGATACCACTGCCCAGGCCAAAATCATCACGGGCGTTGAGAGAATTATCAAAACTGCCTCGTCCTTCCAGTCTGATTGTCTAGCTTCTAAAAGTTTTCCCTGGTATTGTTCTTCACCCTGGGCCATCTTAGTAGCGTGCATCAGTTGTGCGTCTGACATTGCCATTTTTGTACGCTGTTTGTTAGCGTAAATTTTACTTCCGGCGTTTAGTGCTAGTTTAATTGCTGAAAACCACATTATTTACCTACCTTTCTCATAGCTTTAGTATGAGCTTTCTTAAAAGTTGAACCTTTTTTCATATCTTTTTTCATTTGCTTCATATGTTTTGCTGTATGGTGCTTTTTATGTTTATTTAACAGTTTTTTTTCTCTTTTATCAATCATATTTTACCTTTTGTTTCTAATTATAGCAACATTACCCGGCATTCCTTCCATTTTTGGTGCCGAAGGTATTGTTTTACTTAAAATTGTTTTCTCAATTGATGTATCTGCTCTTAATTTTGCTAATTCTTCGTTTTGATCTAACTTATCTTCGTTATTTTCTTGCGCCATCATAGCTTTCATCTTATCTAGGTTCAATCTTTCGTCTGCATCCTCTGCTTTTCGTTCATCATTCATTGCTCTTAGGTCTAACTCTCTTGCTTTTAGTTTAGCAATTGGATCATTTCCTAATTGACCCATAATTTGATTCTCTTCATCTTTAAATTCTTGAGTCATCTCTGCAATCAATTTAGATTTTCTAGCTTCTAACGCTAAAGTCAATGTTAAAATCTGTTGTTGTGTATTTGGATCTTGTTGTAACATTGGATTCTGTTGTACGGCCATTTGTAATTGTTGTAGTTGTTGTAACTCTTGCATAAATTCTACTTCAATTTGTTCTTGGGCCATAAATGCAATGTGTTCAAATATATTTTTTTCTAATGCACCAAGTACTGCTGGATTATTTCTAGCTAAACTTGTTGCCATAAAATTTAAGTGAGTTGTAATATGTGATCTATGATCTTGACCTTTGAATGCTTGAAAAGGTTTACCAGACATTGCCATAATATTTTCAGACGCTGGATCCATTGGCATAGGTTGTTGAGGTGGTGGTAATATTTGATCAATATTTTTTACACCGATTGCTTCGTACATGTCTCTGTATGCTTCATACATATTATGAATTTTTGGATTAGACATTGCTAATTGTAATTCAGTTTGTGCTAAACTTATTCTTTGTGATTGTGAAAATATATTTGGATCTGCAACTGGTATAATATCAATCTTATCATCAAAGTCAGTTTGTTTAATTGTTCTTTGTGCACCAACAACATCATAAGGATATTCTGGTGGTAAGTATTGACTAAAGATAGTTGATAATAATTGAAACTCTTTTTTCATTGCAGCATATAATCTTTTGTGTATTGCTGACATAACTCTTGATCCTCTTTCAAGAAGAGCAATAGTTGTACCAACTGCTGCATTTTGATTTGAATCTCCAACTTGCATATCTGCAATAGCAGCAAATCTTTGACCTGCTTGAACAACAACACCCATTAATTGTAATAATGTTTGTGATGGCTCTTTAAATGGTAAAGGCATAAATGCATCTCTAATGTTACCACCAGGAGCATCTACGTCTCTGAACTCACCAGGTTTAATAGATTCAGCTTCGTCTCTTAATCTAATACCTCTTTGTTTAAAACCTGCAGGCATATTTGAAAAAGTTCCTGCATCAATCAAAGATCTTAATGTAGCTGTAGCAGTTTTAGATAAACCACCAATCATATGAATTAAACCAAAGCCATAAAAACCTAGTCCTGGTAAAAATTTAAAATGTACAAAGTGATCTATTTTTTTTCTTAATGGATCTTCTGCTTTGTAGTTTCTTCTAATAGATAAAATTTCTTTACTACCTTGATCTAGTGTTACAATGTAAGGCATTTTAATTCCTGTTGCTTCACCTGTTTCAGGATCTTTATCTTCAAAACCTTCTAGGTCAAGATCAACGTGGTATTCTAAAATTGTAAAATCGTTTTCGTCTTTTGCTTTTCTAACACCTTCGATTTCTAATTCTTTTTTCTCAATTTCAGTTTCTTGTGTGTAACCAGGTTGTATTTCTATATCTCTGTAAAAACCTGATACTTGTTTTTTTCTTAAATCATTTTCTGACATTTTTAATCTGTGCACAACTGCTTCTGCATCTTCTAAAGATGTCGCTGTGTAAGGAACTATCAAATCATCCGATGGCACGAATTTAGACACGGCTCTGTCTAGAAGTTCATCAAAGTAAACTTTCTTAAAGGCAGAGCCGCTAAGAGGGAGATAAAAAAGCATCTGATCGAACTCGGGTTCATACTCTTTCATCTTATTCATGAGCTGATAGTTCATGAAGTTTTTTACTCTGCTAGCTTGTTCTTCTTTTTGTCTGTTAACGACACCCAAAATTTGAGTGTGTACTGGACCTCTAGCTGGAAGTAATTCTTTGTATGCTTGTGCTTGAAACTGTGTAACCGCTTCTCCTAATACTGGGTGTGTTACACCTGATGCACCGGCAAAGGGTTGTGATCTGTCTTCGTATTTAAATCCTAAAAGGTCTAGACCTTTTGTATAACTATCTTCCCATTCTTTTCTGGAAGATTTGTAGTTCATGTAGTTTCCATATAATTCAGAACCTAATGAACCTAAAATATCTTCTGGTAATAAATCTGCTAAATTGTCAAAGTGAGATTCAGTTCCTTCTTGATTAACTTTGTTTGGTTCAAAGTTTATATCAACAGAACCATCTTCATTTTCTTGGACTTCTACACCTTCACCCCCTTGGGATTCGGCAACTTGTTCTTCTGATAATTCTACTTCTTCCGCGCTAGGCGTTGTTACTTTTTGCTCTACTACGTTTGGTAGCGCTTTGTCCATTATTGACATTTGTTTTTTTCTCCGAGTTCGTTACCACTATAATCTTTTTTCCAGGTACATTCAACCCCTGTGGATTAGGTCCGCTTTTTGGTGGTGGTCCACCGCCTGGAATTAATTTTACCATTAGTCGTCCAATAAGTTATAACCTTGTATACCAAGAGAAAGTGCAAGTCCACCAATACCTGCTCTAGATAAACCTCGTAAAGCTGCCTTACCTAAACCTAGACTAGCTGCTTTTCTAAATAGTGGGTTCATTCCTCTTGTTAACTTCGGTGTTTGTTCTGCAAATATTGGAGCAACATAATTCAATGGATCTGTTGCAATATCTGTTATTGAATCTCCTTCTGAAATTTGACTTGCAATATCGGCTGCTGCAAATGGAGCTAGTAATCCTGGTGATGCTGCAACACCAAGTCCTCGACCTAAAACTCTTCCTGCAGTTCTAGTCAAACCTTTTTTCTCAACACCAAGTCCTCTTGATCTACTTGCTTTGATTGTTGATGGTGCTGACAGTGCTGTAGTACCTGCAATCGTTGCACCCATAGCTGGTAATTGATAATCTAAAATAGCTGGTCTATCAAAGTCTGTTGTAATAGGTTGTGTTGCCATATCGACTAACATACTTTTTTGTTGGTCTTCGTTTGATAAATAAGTTGTTGGATCATCGTTTCTAAATTGTTTTACAAGTGCCGCTCCTGCTACTCCTGCTGCACCAGCGATACCAAATCTTTTTACACCACCTGATGTTAAAAAACTTGTTGCTGCATTTTTTACTTTTACTACTGCACTACTAGAGTCATCTAAACTTGCAATTTTTTGTGCAGCTCCTTCAGGATCTTGTCGAATTATAGTTTCACAGGTATCAACATTACCACCAATAGCTTTTCCTATTAATATTCTACACGCACCTTTGGTCCCTTTAACATTTTTTATGAAAGTATCTAAATAACTTTCTGCAGCTTGTACGGTTGCTTTTTGTGTTGTAGTCTTAGTTCCAAAATAACCGTCATCTAGTTTCATTCTTATTGGACCAACTTCTCTGTTTATTTTTTCTATTTCTAATTTAGCATCATCTAAAGAAATTGTTCCTGCATTTATTTTTTGAGATACTTTATCTATTTCTCTATTTGCATATCTAAATACAGGTTCCATCTTCCATGGGTTATTTCCAATACCATCGGGGTGATGTACCTCTGTTATATTAAAGCCTCTTGATTTTGTATTTACATATTTATTATATTCAAGTTCTGTAGGAATTACATCAGCTTTAAATCGTCCCGGCTCTGCAGCAAATAGTTCTGCTCGTAATAAATTAACTTTAGTATTGTTTTTAATTGTTTCACCACTAGAAAGTCTTTTACTTCCAGTTTTAACCTGTGTGTCATACGCTTA